ACCAGGGGGAGCGTTCTATATCTGGCATGCAGATTCGGAAGGTTTAAATTTTAGAGCTGCAGTAAAAGAGACAGGTTGGCTACTGAAACAGTCCATTATCTGGGTCAAGAATGCTATTGTGTTAGGTCGTCAGGATTATCAATGGAAGCATGAACCCTGCCTATACGGTTGGAAAGACGGAGCGAGTCACTATTTTGTGGACAATCGCTCACTAGCTACTGTCATTGAAGAAGATGAAGAAAATCTAAAAGAAATGACAAAAAGCGAATTGATTTCTTACATCAAGACTATGCAGGATACATCTCCGACGACTGTCTTTTACGAGGATAAACCTGTTAGAAACGATATCCATCCGACGATGAAGCCTTTGAAGTTGATTGCTAGATGTGTTTTGAACTCCAGTAAAAAAGGCGACAAGATACTAGATAGCTTTAATGGCGGAGGTTCTACATTAATGGTGTGTGAACGTTCTGAAAGAGTTTGCTATGCAATGGAACTAGATCCCGTGTATGTAGAGCGGACGATTAAACGTTGGGAAGAAGAGACAGGACTTACCGCTGAAAAAGTAAGTTAAATTTATTTTTTTGATAAGGAAGTGAGGCGATGGCTAATGAGCAAAATTTGATAAAAAATTC